GTCCTAATATGTTATCTGTTGTTGATGAGTATGTTGAATACTTTTTATTTAATGAAAGAGGTGTAACAGGTACAACTTCAGGACAAGGTCTTAAAATCGCACCTGACACTATTGCTTTTTGTGCTAGTGGTTTAATAGACCAGAATAAAAATATGGTCTTGTCTTATTTACATAAGGCAATTAAACCTGTTAATCAATTAAGAATGATTGAAGACGCTGCTGTGATTTACAGAATAGCAAGAGCGCCTGAAAGAAGAATATTCAAAATTGATGTTGGTAATTTGCCTAAAATGAAAGCTGAACAATATTTAAGAGACGTTATGGCAAGATATAGAAATAAACTTGTTTATGACGCTTCTACTGGTGAAGTAAGAGACGATAGAAACTATATGTCAATGTTAGAAGACTTTTGGTTACCGAGTAGAGAAGGTGGCAGAGGTACAGATATTTCTACATTACCAGGTGGTCAAAACTTAGGTGAGATTACAGACATAGAGTATTTTCAAAAGAAATTATATAGATCATTAAATGTACCTGTAAGTAGATTAGAGTCTTCATCTGGATTTAACTTAGGCAGAGCTTCAGAAATAACAAGAGACGAATTAAAATTTACTAAGTTTGTTCAAAGACTTAGAAAGAAATTTACTGAGTTGTTTAATGACTTATTAAGAACACAACTAATATTAAAAGGTGTCATAGCTGAACAGGATTGGCCTACTATAATGGATTCTGTGACTTATGACTTTATACAAGACGGTCATTTTGCTGAATTAAAACAAACAGAAATGTTAAGAGAAAGAATAGCTTTGGCAGGTGAAATGAGAGAATATATCGGTAAGTTTTTCTCTGTTGATTATGTTAGAAAAAACATACTTAAACAAAACGCTAGAGAAATTGAAGATATGGATAAACAAATTAGAAAAGAAGTTGATGATGGTATTATTGCTGATCCTTCAGCACAAACCTCAGACAACGATTTATAGGAGATAAAAAATGAGTGAAGAAGTAAAAAACTTTATTGACGCAATGGCAGACGGAAAAAACGACCAAGCGGGTGAAGCATTTAAAGACGCTTTAAAAGCAAAAGTAGGAAGTCAATTAGATCAACATAGAAAAGAAGTTGCTGCTAATATGTTTAATGGACAAATTGAACCAGAATCTTTCAGTGATCCAAAACCTGAAATTGCTGACCCAGGTACTTTCAATCCAGATGGTACTGTGTCTTTAAAAGCAGACGGTAAAGCAGATATAGATTTGACCCAACCGTCAGTAGCTGGAGTTGATATTGCTAATGACGAAGGTAAGTAAAATTTTTGAAGAGAATAAATTAATCGACTCTAAATCTTTTAACAGTCTTTCTCCTGTTATGAAAGAGGCAGTTAAAGATATGTTTAAGTTGATTAATAATAAAGGTAACATAATTCTAAATGTTGAAAACGCAGTAGAAAAAGTTGCTAAATTTCGGAATATTAATAAAGAAGTTTTATATCAATACATTGAAAAAGAAACAAACGAACAATTAGGAGTGTAAAATGGCACAAACGTTTATAGTTAAAGGTGACGTTGTAACTAATGCTAGTAGTAATAATATTGGTAGAGCAAACTTTGTAAGAGTGACTGCTACTGGTGACACGACAGGTACAGTATTAGATTCAGACGATACACAATTAGGTCAGTTCTACTTAGAGAACGGCGATACAGTTATTTTAGAAAAAAATCCAGGTGATAAGGTTACTTGCCCAACTTCAAAAGCAAGTGCTGTTGGTTCGCCTAGAGGCTAATAATGACAATATCAACTACAACACTTGTTGATGATAGTTTTAAAACAATTACAACAGCAAAAGGTGTAGGTAGTGAGTCAGATCAAACATTTATTGATGTATCTGAATTACTAAATGCGAGTTCAGAACCTAAAGTATCTATCGCAAATCTTTATTATGAGATTTTAGGTACAGGTAATATTGACGTATTTTTTGAAAACGATACAACAAAAAAAGTTACATTATCTGGTAGAGGCAATTATGGTCTTAAACCAGGCGAGAGTAAAATAAAAGAAACAGTAGGTGACGTATTACTAACAAGTGATAGTAATGTTTCATCTTATACAATAATATTAGAGACACACAAAGAAGAGGGTTTTAATGGCTGATACAATAACTAGTCAAACTATAGCAGATACATCTGGTTTAAAGTTTACAGTAAAACTAACAAACTTTTCAGATGGTACAGGTGAAACTTTAGTCAATAAAGTTGACGCTTCAGAGTTGACTTTTATGTCAGAGGACGGCAATAGAAAAATTAGTAAAATATGGTTTTCTATCAACACAGCAAGTTCAAAGTCTGGTGTTGAATTAATTTGGGATGGTGCTACAAATTCTACTGCTATGTTCTTATCAGGACAAGGTCATTTTGATCTAAGACCATCTGGCAGTGAAATAATTAATAACGCTACAACACCAACTGGTGATGTACTATTATCAACAAAAAACTTTGCTGTAGGAGATAATTATACAATTATTGTTGAGTTTAGATAACAATTTGTATAAATATATACAACATAAGAGAGAGAATTATGAAGCTAATTTCCGAAGAAATATCACAAGCAGAATATCTTGTTGAAGAAAAAAACGGCAAGAAGGAATACAAAATTAAAGGTATCTTTTTACAATCAGATATAAAAAATAGAAATGGACGTGTATATCCAAAAGATATACTTATGAAAGAAGTAAAAAGATATAACCAAGAATTTATTAATAAAAATAGAGCATTTGGAGAACTAGGTCATCCTGACGGTCCTACTGTCAACCTAGAAAGAGTTTCACATATGGTGAAAAGACTTTATCCAGAAGGCGATAATTTTATTGGTGAAGCAAAAATAATGAATACACCATACGGTAAGATTGTAAAAGGTCTTATTGACGAGGGTGCTCAATTAGGAGTATCTTCTCGTGGAATGGGTTCATTAGAACAAAGAGGTGGTGCTAACTATGTAAAAGACGATTTTTATTTAGCCACTGCCGCTGACATTGTAGCAGACCCTAGCGCTCCAGACGCTTTCGTTGAAGGTATTATGGAAAACAAAGAATGGGTATGGGACAGTGGTGTTCTAGTCGAAAGAGACATAGAAGCTTGGAAACTAGAACTTATAAAAACAAAAAGACGAGCATTAGAAGAGAAGAAATTACATATATTCTCTGATATGCTTAAAAAACTTTAATTTTATAAATATCTAGTAACAAGAGAATAATTTACTAGTAAATTTTAAAAAGGAGATTTCTCAAATGGCCGAAACAGAAAAACAAGTAGAGGCGTTGGAAAAAGAAGTGAATGAAGCAAGTGCTAACCCACAGGCTGACGCTCCTAAAAAAAATGCTGTAGCGGCAGAACCGAGCAAATTGAAAAATGATGCTGAGGATCTAGGCGCACCAGTTGTTAAACCAACTGACAGTAATCCAGACGCAACTAAAAAAGTTGGTCAAGTTTCTGATAAAGTAAGTCAATCAAGTCAAGTAAAGGCTGAGCCTTCACACTTGAAGACTGCTAAAGAAGGAACTGACACAGAGAAATCAGAAAAAGACGACAAAGTAGAAATGATGCATGACAAAGAAGACAAGAAAAAAGAAATGAAAGCTGGTTACAAAATGGAACAAGCTGACAATTCTGAAGAGTCTTATGATGTTAAGGCAGACGTTGACGCTTTAGTTGGCGACTCTGATTTATCTGAAGAGTTTAAAAACAAAGCTGCTACTATTTTCGAGGCTGCTATTAAATCTAAAGTTAAAGCTGAAACAGTTAAACTTGAAGAAGAATACGCTAAGAAATTAGAAGAAAATACTGAATCTCAAAAAGCCGAATTAGTTGAAAAAGTTGATTCTTACTTAAACTACGTTGTAGAAGAGTGGATGAAAGAAAACGAAATCGCTATTGAGAGAGGTATCAAAGGCGAGATTGCTGAAGATTTTATCAGTGGTCTTAAAAAACTATTTGAAGATCATTACATTGATGTTCCAGATGAAAAGTATAACGTCTTGGAAGATCAAGCTACTAAAATTGATACTTTAGAGAAAAAACTTAACGAAGAAATTGAAAAGAACGTTGAATTACACAAGCACAACGGCGATCTAAAAAGACAAGACATCATAGATGAAATGTCAACAGACCTTGCTGATACTGCTAAAGAAAAATTTGATGGCTTAGTAGAATCAGTTGAGTATTCAACGGAGAAAGATTTTAGAAACAAAGTAGAAACTCTTAAAGAGTCATACTTTGGAGCTAAAGAAGAAGTGAAAAGTAATGACAATTTTGATGATGTAGCGGCAGGCGCTGAACCAACTGAGACAGTTGATTTATCGAATGCTATGGCTGCTTATACCGCCGCTATTAAAAAAACAAAAGACATTAAGGTGTCTAAATAATAATACAATAGAGGGAGAAAAACAACATGTTTTTATCTGAACAAGTAGAAAAAAAATGGCAGCCAGTCTTAGAACATCCTGATTTACCAAAAATCAGTGATTCTTACAGACGTGCCGTTACAAGTGTGATCTTGGAAAACCAAGAAAACGCACTAAAAGAAGACAGAGCTTTCATCTCTGAGGCTGCTCCTGCTAACGCAACAGGTGCTAACGTTGACAATTGGGATCCAATCCTTATTTCATTAGTTAGAAGAGCTATGCCAAACCTTATCGCATACGATATTTGCGGTGTACAACCAATGACTGGTCCAACTGGTTTAATATTTGCTATGAGAAGCAGATACTCAACTCAGTCTGGAACTGAAGCTTTATTTGACGAAGCAGATACAGATTTCTCTAGTAGAAATGCTGCTGGTGACTCAACTACAAACACTGGTGTTACTGAGCAAAGAGGTACTAACCCAGCGATACTTAACGACAGCCCAACAGCTGGACAAGAGTATTCATCTGGACAAGGTATGACAAGAGCTTACGGTGAAGCCCTAGGTGATTCATCTAACAACGCATTTGCTGAAATGGCTTTCTCAATTGAGAAGTCAACTGTAACTGCTAGAACAAGAGCCCTAAAAGCTGAGTACACAATGGAATTAGCACAAGACCTTAAAGCAATTCACGGTCTAGATGCTGAAACTGAATTAGCAAACATCTTATCTGCTGAAATACTTTCAGAAATAAACAGAGAAGTTGTAAGAAACATTTATGTTTCTGCTGTTGCTGGTGCTCAAGTTAACACAACTACTGCTGGTATCTTCGACTTAGATACTGACTCAAATGGTCGTTGGTCTGTTGAAAAATTCAAAGGACTTATGTTTGCTCTTGAAAGAGATTCAAACGCTATCGGTCAACAAACTCGTAGGGGTAAAGGTAACATAATCCTTTGTTCTGCTGATGTTGCATCTGCATTACAAATGGCTGGTGTTCTAGATTACACTCCTGCTTTAAATAACAATCTAAATGTAGATGACACTACAACAACTTTTGCTGGTGTTATGAACGGTAGATACAAAGTGTATGTAGACCCATATGCTGCTAACGTAGCTGCTTCACAATACTACATTTGTGGTTATAAAGGTACATCACCTTATGACGCTGGTATGTTCTATTGCCCATACGTTCCACTACAAATGGTTCGTGCAGTTGGTGAGAACACATTCCAACCAAAAA